GACAGAGGCTTGAATCAATCGTAGTAAAATTAATTGACCGTTTCAATCGTTCTGATGCAAGGATGGAAGCAATGGCGGACAAGCTTACTGAAGCGGCTGAAAGACGGCACGAAAAAATTGTTGAGGAAATAAATGACCTTACTGACGATGTCAATTTCCTAAAAGGAAGAATAAATGGAAAATAGCACAAGTACAAACGGAATGCAGATTAAGTATGTCGAGGCGAAGCAAGGTGTGGAAGATGTGAAGTTGTTCTCGTCGGTATTGAAGCAATGTGAAATGTTAACATCTCAAATTGAGATATTGCGGAAGGCAGTCGAAAGTCTGATTGAAAAGAAATGAAGTCATTAGCATTAGCACTATTCCTTTCTCTATCTGTCACGCAGACGCCTTTATCGTCAATTCTTTGCGAGGACAATGTTTGGTACGCCAAGTTGTACGATAGGAAAGCTGACAAGGTGATGCACTTTGAGCTTGATATGAGGAAGGGCTGGATAATGCCATCACTTCGGCACGATGTTGTAATGTTGGAAGTATTGGATAAAAAGAGGAATCAGTTTGTTACTATTCAATTCACTATTGGAGAATGGTACTTACTTACAAATGATATGATGGAACTGCGAAAAGATGAGAAAAGTAATTGACACAATGCTGGTAATTAACTGCATACTTATATCAGCAGTATTAGTACAGAGTGGACACCCGCTTGTACCAGCCATTGCTTTTCTTTCGGCAGGAGTTGGTTTATACAAATTATCAGTGAAGATGGGAATATAATGAATAAGAAAGCAGTTGACGAATATAGAGAGAACCTTTTTTCGCGTGTGGAAGAATTAACCATCATTAATGCCAAGCAGAAGTCTGACATTACTCACATCAAGGAATCTGTTGACGAGATAAAAGCTATGATTAAAGAGCAAAATGGAAGAGTGAGAGCCAATGAAAAGGCTATATCCGCCATGAGAGCCGTAGGCTCTATGGTTAGTTTGATATTTGCTTCTATTATCGGTATTTTATTTAAAAGGGGAGTCTAATGAAAAACTCTATAATGGATTCTATTGAGAGAAGATTAGAAAATAATTCCGTAATTACCTTGTCTATTATGTGGGGAATAACTGGAGTTATTGTTTTTACAATTTTAAAAATTACAGGAGTAATATAAATGGAATGGTTAAGTTGGTCTAATGCTGCATATTTAGCGGCTATATTGGTTGGTGGATATATATCGATATCGGCGGTTAAGTATAAGAAAGTTTTAAGGGAAATTCAGGAAGCATTGAATACCTATCACGAAGCGGCTAAAGATGGAAAGATTACCAAATCTGAAAGAGATAAAATTGTAAAAGAGGTTTTGGACATTGCTAGTGCCGGTATTAAGATTTTTTGGAAGTTTTGATGCCAAGGTTCAGCAATAAATCTAAATCAAAGCTTTATACTTGCCATCCAGAAATCGTTAAGGTTTTTGAGGATGTTATAAAGTATTTTGATTGTACTATTTTGGAGGGACATCGTGGTAAAAAAGACCAAGATTTGGCCTACGCCAAAGGAAACAGTAAAGTCAAGTGGCCGGATGGTCGCCATAACAAGAGCCCTTCTAACGCTGTGGATGCGATTCCTTATCCGATTGACTGGGAAGACCGGGAAAGAATGACATACTTCGCAGGTTGGGTACTTGCAACCGCGAAACAAATGGGATTCAATTTCAGATGGGGCGGAGACTGGGATAAGGATACGGATTTAAAGGATAATAAATTTGATGATTTAGTTCATTTCGAGAGAAAAGATGCCTAAGCAATTTTTAAAATATCAGAATTTTGGGAAGGGGATAAATAATGTTAAGAATCCCCGAGACCTCGCTGAGGGAGAAGTTGCTGAGTGTGTAAATTGGAGTGTCTCGAAGAATGGAGAATTAGTTCCTAGGTCTGAGTGGAAGACATCCACTAATGGGACAGCTGTAACTCTTAGCTCTAATACTATTCCTAGTCAAACCGCATCTGTTAACCCCGGATATGGATTATTTTATTTTGAGGGGGATAATTATACTGGAGCTAGGGGGACTAATCCCACCGCCAATGGGGATATCGGAACTATTAATGATGGCCCAGATGGTAGTGGTAAATATACTATTTGCTTTTATGATAATAATAAGATTTTTATTAATGATGATAATTTCTGGAGAGATGTTGCGAAGTTTTATCCAAATCCATTTAGTTATGGAGACCTTCCATTTCAAATCAAAGTTTCCGAAGCCGATGAATCTGCAAATAATGGGATATTTACTGTTGTAGATGTTCTTAGTTTGGCATCTAGTGCTACAATTACGGTTGAAGCGAATATTCTTACAATGGGAGATGCTATGGCAGAATCAGTTTTAGTTATCGCTGGAGGCTCTTTTACCGATGAAAATGTTGCTGATGGAGTTAGGCCATTCTTTCAAAGTGTTGGTTATGTTGAAAATTCGTTATTAGCTTTGGGGAACGCTGATGATGGAAAGGTTGATGTATTTATAGATAGCGAGGATGCCTATACATCTGACGCTATAACTGTATTGAATAATGCAGACACTAATCAGTTAACTGAATTTACTTATTATTATTCCGATGGAGCCTTAAGGGTGGCAGATGCTAATTTTAGGAATGAATCTACTCCCAAATGGTATGGGCATATATCCCGTTATCATTTAGGAACTGGTACTAATGTCGATTATAGACATACTGTATCCGCTGGATTCTATGAAGAAAATAATGATTTAGCAGCCCCAACATCAGCTAATTACACTGGTTCTGGCTCTGTTAATGGTAGTAATGAATTTCCATCCACTGGAGCTGGATGGGGATTGTCCGTAGCTGAAGATTCCGAAGATGGGGACTGGGACGCGGATACATATAAATTTGCTTGTTCTTTTATATATGATGAGAATCAGGAATCTCTGTTAAAAGAAATGGATGCTACCCAAGCATTGGCTGGTGATAAAACATTATTGGTGAATGTATATGCCTATGATGATGGGACTACTCATTATGGGAATAGAATATCTGGGGGTAGAATATATATAAAAAAATCAGATACTAGCGTTGCCACTGGCACTGCGGAGCCATGGTCTTTGTTGGCTGATATAGATATTGCCCGTGGAGTTAGAACTAGCTTGGATGCGGATTATTCTTTGTGGACTACACATGGGACTGGACAATATAGGGTTACGTCAGATTCTACAGCTGGTAATTATGATACATCTTATTGGGTATTAAAAATACCCGGCCCTAATCTTGAAACTTATGAAATACTCAATGGTTTTCCAGCTGATACAAAACAGATTGCATTTGGACATCGTGGATGTGGATTTAAAACTGGCGTAGTATCTGGGAACAGAGCTTTCGTAGCTAATGTATTATATGATGATGGTTCGATTTCCTCAAATGAACCCGGGTCTAATACGGAATTTAAACATTTCGGTGATAGGATAATGTTTAGTCAAATCAATAAATATGATACATTTCCCAATTTTAATTATATTGATGTTGTAAAGGGAGATGGAGAGGATTACGTTAAATTGTCCTCTTATGGGGATAGGTTATTAGCTTTTAAACAGAGAACCTTACAAATATTAAATATTGCAAATCCTTCTCCTTCTGGATGGTTTCTTGAGAAGATAGTCCCATATGCCGGAGTAAAGAATCCATATAGTGTCTGTGAGACTGAATATGGAGTTGTATGGGCTAATGAAAATGGAGCCTATCTTTTCGATGGGAATAGTGTTGCAAATTTAATAGAAGATAAGATAGCTGATGATGGCTCTACCGCCCTATCTGGTAAGGACTGGGATACCTTTTGGAAGAATGGGGTTACATCTGTAGATTCTATCGCTGTGGGATATATACCGAAATTGAAGCAGGCTATATTTATTGATAAAGTTTCCGATGCAGCAGTCGAAGCTGAGAATGCTTATTATTATGATTTAAGGTATAAAAGTTGGTATTTTGGGAAGGATGCGGCTCCAAATGCTAATAATGATGGAGTGACTAATGGGAGCAGCTTCACTCCCCTAGTAACTAATATGGTTAATACTAGTGATGGTAGGTTGTTAATAGCATACGATGTTCAGAGTACAGATTTGGGTGGGAATGGAACTGGTAAGGTTCATATTACAGAGCATCAAACATCTGAGCAGCCACATAAATATTATCGATTAGAAACTCCTGATTTTGATTTTGGAGATTCTGGTAGGTCTAAGAAGGTATATTCTATATATATTCATTATAGACATAGTGGGGCTACTGACATTAATGATTCTGAGGTTGAGTATATGACTGACCAGAGTGGAACTTGGGTCTCTTTTGATGTGGGAAGTCAAGTCATATCACAGACTAGTGGAGCCTCTAATAATTATAGTGTAGTAAAATTAGACCTTGGTACTGGTGGAAATGCGTCTCCAGTCTCTTGCCAGAGTATAAGATTTAGATTTAATTTCGATTCCCTAAATGAGGATTCGAAGTTCTCAATAAATGATATTACTATTGAATATAGGATATTACATAAGAGGGTTGCTTAGTAATGGCTTCTGACAGAAATATACGTAGGGTATTAAATATGAAACAGGATTCTGTTCATGTTGATGATAGAGCTTCTATTAGTGGGTTATCTGAAGGTCAGGTATCATTTTCTAAGAGTAATAATAAGCAACTTGCTGTCACTAGGAAAAGAAATGGCAAAATATGGAAATCCTATATGTCTCATAATGGAGACCAGTATGTAGATAGGGATATTCATGTCGCTAGACGTGGCTATTTTGCTAATGCCGTTGGCATTGGCACGACGAGTCCGTCAAAGGAGTTAGATGTTGATGGAGATATTTCATTAGAAGCAGGTTCGGGGGACTATTATTCAAACGATGGAAGTCAAGGGTGGACTGGGACTTTCACTAATGGCGATTCAGATATAGTGACGGTCAAAAACGGAATTATAACAGATGTAAGTTAAACAAGGAAAGGAGGAAAAAAATGGCAAACCTAAAAGAATCAGTAACAAACTTAATGGATTGATAGGGATGCGAGTGATGAATAAAATTTTAATAATGGAGGTTAATTATGGCTAGATATAGTCCTATGACATTTGCTACGGGACTTACTGGACTAAGGGGTCAGCGTGGAGAATTTGGAGCATTGTGGCAAGTTAAGGAAACTTCAAAATCTAAAAAAGCTATTATGGATTGGATAGAGCAAGAAAACCAAAGAATCCAAGAGGCTGCGTCTAAGGCTGGTAAGGGCTCATTATTGGGTCAGGTTTTTGGGTATTTAACCGCATTAGCAGCCTACTCAACTCTGGGCCCCGTTGGGGCGGCGTTGGCTGGTTCTGGGGTCGCCGGAGCTACTGATTATGGTATATCTGAGCGGGCAACTAGGGATGCT